CTGCATCCCCAACGGCCCACTAACTAACCGTGTGAAATTATCCACTTGGTTAAAGTATAGACGCAGCGCGTTACTAATCTGCTCCTGCTGGTTGGGGTTGTAGTCCCGTGGCGACAAAGGTATATTGGGTGCGGCAGTGGATGAAATAGCAGCCATAGTCAGCGTCCACCATCAGGTTTAACGTCAATTCGGATAGAACCAAGCTGCCAAGCCACACCAAGACCTGTAGACTCTATGCGAAACGCCATCTGCCTACCGCGCAGGCGGGTATAAACCTGCCCATCGAATTCTTGCACGGTGTATATAGGTGACGTTGCGAAATTGTTCGCGCTTGCCACAATAGGATGGTCTGCGGGGCCATACAATGCGCCTGCATTGCGTCTTGGTTTTACCTGCATAGTTACCGCGGGTTCGTTTACCGAAGAACCATTAAAGTTAATGTCAGGTAGTATTCTCTTCACAAACCCAAACTGATTACCATCACCGATGTCAAAGTCTGCTGACTGGATAAACGCAGTAATAGGCACTGGGGCTAGCCCCGACACGTCGTCGTTACCGACTTCGTGAAACAGTATACGGTTGTTGTAGTCCGCCGCCATCGGCTGTTCACGCAAGGGAGAGTCTAACCACGCTGTGCGATCTAACGAGCCGTAGTACCAGACGTTATCAAGGTAGTTATAGACGACGTAGCGGTTAACCGTGGTGGACGCGCCTGAGCAGTAAAACCACCAAACCTCGTTGTAGCCTTCGTCGCTGCCAGAAAAGATCTGATACGCTTGGTCTTTGTTTATGTCTTCAAATACATATTGGCGCAAGGAACATGGTAGGGTATCTACTCGCCCGTTATAGGTGTAGAACTTATCGCGACCCATCCAGTACGTGACGTTATTCGCCGTGGCAACCGCATTGGGAGACATAATAGAGATGTTGTTCATCATAATCTCAAACCGATACACAAGCGGCGCACCAATATACTGCATCGAGTAAAGCGCTGACTCTGTCCAGATTAGGATTTCTTGGCGGGTGTTTGATGATGTAACAATAAACGAGCCGTCAGTTAAACGAAACTCACCTGACTGGTTAGTAATCGCAGGAGCCCACTCAAACGGATTGTCTTGGTCTGACCAGCGCACAAGCATCGGGTCAAAGTCAGTGTCGGGATCGGTAAGATTATAAGGGTTTGCCCCCATACAGATAATGAACCGCTGTATCGGTGCGGAAATCACTTTGGCTGTCTGGTTAGGGACGAACTGCCCCTGCAGTCCAAGCGCGGTAGAAGCGTCGTTTAACAACACCCCACGAACAGTAGTCCCCAGAGTAGCGTCCCAGTAGTAAATCCCACCGTTACGCGGCGCGAAAAACAAATCTTCCCCATAGCTGTCCGCTGACCAGAGCCGCAACTGTTGCCCCACACCCGCAACACCGGGGCTACTCCAGCCACCAGAACCCCAAGGGTCTGCACCCCAACCGAGACCCACCACGTACACGTCTAGCCCAGTGTTAACTTGGTAGTTCGCAGCGGCGCCTACGCCGCCACCCGATACAGCGGAAGTAGAGAACACACCCGCGACGTTAAATGTGTACTCGGATGTGCTGATAACCCCTAAAACTTCTTGCTCGGCGTTGATATTAGCCGCACTAAACCCACCGAAAGGCCCTGTAGCGCCAGAGAATATGATGAAGTCGTTGCCCACCGCACCGTGGTTTATGTCAATTACAGTAATTGTAGAGCAAGCAACGTTCGCACCAGATAAATGCGCGGCTGAGGTTGTCCCGTTTACGCCTCGGTTGACCCCCAATAACGTATCGCCCGACACGGACGTGTAAGACAGCTCTTCAGCACCGATCTTAATGACCCCACCGGTCGAAGGAAATGAGGCAGCACTGGTTAAAGGTACCGTCTGTTGAACGGCGGTGATGTCGGCGGTTAATGTGTTAAACGCGGTAGAAAAGGGGTTGCCCGTACTTGGGGGCACTGGGCCCAGCATGGGGGATACTATACTTCTGATAGGAGTAATATCGTTGTACGTGCCACCGTCTTCGATGTAGTACTTTAGGTTTGTGCCAATACCAAGCAGGTTTTTACCCGCTAGCGTGCCCCAGTTAATCAGCGATCGTGCGTTACCAAGATACTGACTGCTGGACAGCCGCACCCAACCGCCGATCTTCTCGGCCTTACCTGAACGAAACCGAACCTTGTCGCCATCGTAAAACGTACCCTCCGCGGAGTACGCAGTGCCTTCTCTATTTAGGCCGGGCGTAAAGTCTACTTTGGTGACAGCCATAATTAAACACCACTTAAAATTGTGATTAGCTTATTGTACTTGGCTTCTCGGTCTGCGAGACCATTAAAGCCTCCATTAATTTTACGGGTAGCCGCACGAACATCACCCGTGTCTGACCACTTATTTAGGTCATTTGTATCCCAAAACCATCCAGCCGACAACACCGCTAGTTCCGGTTCAGCCACCAAGTCAGGTTCGAGTAAGGCATTGTTGTTAGCTTTTAAGCTAAAAGCCGCATAGTTATCCTTGCCGGTCAACTGAATTAGCCCACGCCCACGGTACTTCCAGCCATCTCCCGAGGACTCCTCGCCATTTCCCATCCGGTTAGCATACACACGGTTCGCGATCTTTTCTGGTTGTCTCGCGTACATGAGGGCAAGCTCATCGGTTAAAAAGTACTTTTTGAAGACACGTCGCAGTGCTTCGGCGGAATAGTTGAGGTTTTCTGAGACGTACTTAAAATTTCCTGACTCGTGTGCAAGTTGAGCTAAAAACATGGCTTGGCGCTGTAAGGTGTTAATATCGTATTTGAGCATGGTCATGTTCAACCAAGGCACCCACTTGTCCGCTGTGTCTGCGGGAGTACCGATAGACATCAGTATGCTACGAGTAATCATTTTTTCATTGCCCCAGCAATGGTGGGTACTATCTTTTCCACGCTTCGCCCAATCACATACCCGCCGAGACCCAACTCCACAATAGACCAGAGTTTGATGTACTCTTCCTCGGCTAGATTCGGTGCAGCCCAACCAAACCAACGGGCCACAATCAGTGCCACAAAGATCAACATGGTAATCGGTCGCCAGTTAGCAGCCAGCCAGTGTTGGGAAGCCGCCTCGGTATTGATGATCTGCGCTTGAGCTTTTAGCTCAGTAAGCTTACCCTCTTGATCGAGTTTAAGCAGTTCGAGCTTGGCTTTGTCTGCGGCTTCTTTGTCAGGAATAATCTTGTCGATTAGCTTGGCACCAATACCGAGTAGGTCTAGTAGCATAGCGGCTCCTTAAGTCTTAGCAGCGGCAAGTTGAGCTTTTAATGAATCTACTTCAACTTTCAATTCTTTGATAGCGTTGACCATTACCCAAGTAAGCTCAGACGAGTCAAAATAACGAATCTGAGTTTCCTGTGTATCGTCAGAATTTAATTTTACAGACCGCATACTGACTGTACTTGGCAGAACCTGCTCAATCTCATCGGCAATGATACCTATTGCGTTTAATCCTGCGGATGACCCACCCTTGCCATTGAACGTGAACGATTTAGGATTAATTTGTACAAGCTCGTTTAAACCCTTTGTGTAGCTTACTACGTTGTCTTTTAGTCGTGCATCAGACGGGTTAAGCCATGTAGAGCCAGAAGCCTTAACTGCGGTGTCACCGGATATTGTTAAATTACCAGCAGAGTCAATTTTTAGTCTTGTACCTCCATTAACAGCCATTTGGATATCGCTGTTACCAGAAGAAAAAAGTGACGTAATAGAAGTAAAGTTGTACGCAGTAGATGTAATAACACCGGTAAAAGTTTTATTGCCTGTGAATGTTTGAGTTGTGCCTAACTGAGCATAACTAGCAGCAGCGACACCACCTAACTGCGTTGAGTTTGTAGCAGTCGTAGCATTAGTAGCGTTGGTTGCATTAGTAGCGTTGGTTGCATTAGTAGCAGTCGTAGCAGTCGTAGCAGTCGCTGCGTTACCCGTGATATTAATACCGTATGTGCCGCCGTTGTTTGTAACGCCGTTTGTGACTGTAGCAGCGTTACCAGAAATGTTAATGCCGTATGTGCCGCCGTTGTTTGTAACGCCGTTAGTAACCGTTGCTGCGTTACCCGTGATATTAATACCCCATGTACCTGAAGCGCCCGTGCCAGTTTTAGTAGGCGCATCCTGAGCAATCCTAGCAACCGTATATGCTGTAGTGGCTAGTTGAGTGTTGTTGGTTACTGTGGGTGCAGTGGGTGCAGTGGGGGTGCCTGTCAATTCTGGTGAGGCTTTTGGGGCTAAGTTAGCGGTGTCATTAACAATTTCTGCATTAACGAAGGCTGTGGTAGCTAACTGAGTCGTGTTGGTGCCTACACTTGCTGTCGGTGCTGTGGGTACGCCTGTTAGTGCAGGAGAATTTAGTGGGGCTAAGTTAGCCGTGTCTGATGCAATCTCTGCATTAACAAACGCGGTTGTGGCGATCTGTGTCGTGTTGGTGCCAGTTGTAGCTGTGGGGGCTGTGGGGGTGCCGATGAACGCGGGGGAAGTAAATGGGGCCGCGAGAGATGTGATCGCATTGGCACCATCAGTAATAACCCGACCTGTAATGGCGTTGAGCCCGTCGCAGTATACGTATGCTTCGCTCAGTGTTGGTACATTAAAGGCTGTGCCGCCGGAGGTTTTTATCTGCACCGTGGCATTCGAGCGGTTCTTGACTGTGTAGGTTTTGTTGGCGTTGGGGATTGTGACGACCCGAGTAACACCGGGGGTGCCCGTGACAATGAGTACTGCGCTTCGTGCTTGGTCTGTCACACCGTTTAGCGCAGTAAGGGTAACGTCTGCCGCAGTGACATTTATCTCAGTCGCACCTGTGATGGCTTGCTCCACGAGGTCGCCAAGGTTGTTGTTGGTCGTGTTACCCCAAACGCCGGATTGTTCACCGGAACCAATGAGTTCAATTCTTAACGCTGGCGAGAATGTACTTGGCATGGCGGTTCCTAGATAGTTTTCATTATATTAAACGGTAGGGGGTGCCCAAGGCAAGGGCGGTGTTGTTGGCTCAACGGGTGGGTTAATCATCGCATTTAACGACCCTTCAACCGATGCCTGTACGTTCTCGACTTGGTTTTCGCCCATTGTGTCTTGCACCCACCCAAGTACTTGCGCTTCGGTAAGTTGATCGTATGGTGTAAAGCCATCGCCTTGCTCAAGCGTGAACTGTTGCCAACCTGCTAGGTTGTATGTGTAGCCTTGATCTTCACCGAGAATATTCCATTGTGCAGAAACCACAACATCAGTTTGACCCTCAAGTACGGGCATGACTGACATTTGTTTAATTGACCATGTGTATGTAATCATTTTATTAACTCCAAACTTCATTAGGGATTGTAGGAAACACAGCAACCACGGGAGGGTTTACTGCAATTTTACGCAATTGATTTCTGTATGCGGCAAACTCAGCCGCATTAACAAGGTACGGGTCGCTAACCGCTGGGTCAGATACATCAGGTATGGTTGTCCAGTCGGTCTGCTGAAGCAAGGTTGTTGCTTGTAATTTATTATTTGTTCTTAGGTTTTGATTTCTTTCTTCAATTTGTTCTGGCGTTAACTCAACAACTGCAACCGTATAAACCCAATTTAAAGGTTTCTCTGGGTCATCAATTTGAATGTACGGCGGGACGGATTCTAAGCATTGCGTTGCTTGGTCATACGGCAAAAACACGTTGACATACATACAACTATTTTCAACCATAAAACTGTCATTTACGCCTGATGGTGGGAACGATGTATCAGGAAACATTGTCTGATAATCCTGCACATCTAACACTACACCGTTTTCAACTTTTGCAATTAACATATTAATCCTTAACTATTTGGGAACGCTGCTGTTGGCGGAGTAAAGTTAGCGGTGTATCTTGCAATGCCTTTAGTGATACGTAGGTCATCTATATAACCAGTAAAGAACTGATTAAATCCAGCAGCATCACCGCCAACTGTAAAAGGTACTGTTTGATTAACCGGAATAAGTGTGTGAGTTGATACTTGGTTTAAGACCCCATTTATAAATGTTCTAAATGTCGATCCTTCCCGTGTCCACGCTAGATGTACCCACTGGTTTGCTGGTATAACACTACCACTTGTATAGGTAAAAATATGTGTGCCGTCAATCCATGCCCACATTTGATATGTGCCGTTATAAGTGATGTTTAATTGAGTGCCACTACCCCCACTTGATCTTTGATTAACTATAGGTTGTATGGACCTGGTGGCGCCTGCAATATATACCCATGCCTCAACAGTAAAATCATTTGAAAACCAATATCCCTCATCGTCTTTTGACATTACGTAATCATTAGTACCACCAAAATACATACTCCCAGTACCATACTTAACAACACTCGTGCTTACTTGTGCTCCATTTACAGTCTCCAAGTTGTTTTTACCAGTGCTGTCGAAGATACCTGCGTTTGTGCCGCTCAGCAACAATGATGTGTTTGTTATTGCAGTAAGCGGTGCAGTTGGTGGTGTAAAGTTTGCGGTGTATACAGCAGTGCCTTTTACAACACGTACATTTGACATATATCCGTTTAAAAATTCCCGTGTTTCATTATTACACCCCAGACGAACTGGTCCACTAATGTAAGAATTAGTATCTGTATATGAAGAGCCAGATTGAACTCCATTTACAAATAATTTAGTTACACTAGAACTCCTAGAAATTGCTATGTGATACCATGTTCCAATTTGAAGCGTAGCACCAGTAATTCTATCACCACCATTAACATAATATACAACACCACCACCAGCTCGAACCTCTATGGCTGGAGCTGCGGCGAGATAAGAGGTTCCTGGTCTATTATCGTATATAATTTGCTTTACGTTATTAACATTAAGATATAGCCAAAATTCAATTGTAAAATTACCTGAGCCGTACGCAAAAGCTGCGTTACTAGGAACTGTTACATAATCGCCTGCCCCATCAAAATACAACGACCCGCCGTTGACACTTGTAGAGTATGGCGTAGATGTAAATGGACTAAACGACCCTTGCGTGGTATTGCCAAAACGAGTAACTGTAAAGTTATTTGTTGACGAATCTAAAAACGTATTGTTTTGTGCGCCATTAGTCCCGTCACCATGCAGCAATAAACTGACGCTACTAAAGTTTGGGTCTGTCGGCGCAACAGGTTGAACCCTACCCGCAGCAGCTCGCAAGAATTTAGTTAACATTACGACACCGTCCCGACTAAAGCACCGTAAATTGTCGTACCAACTTTCCATAATTCAACAACGGTATAACCACTTGTTTCAAGCGTAGGCGCAGAGCCACCAGACCAGACAATAGGGATAGATGACCAAGTGACCGTAAACGCAGAGCCATCATCAATCATTAACGTTATAGACTGCCCTGCGTTCCATGTTCCTGCTGTTGGGGTGCTGTTACCAGATAGCGTCCACGTTTGTATCGTGCCGTTAGTTGGGGATAGTGCGGGCGTTGTGCCTGTGACGGCAAAGACAACTTCAGTGTAGCTATTGAGAAATTTAAGGTCGCCAAAAATACGGGCTGACGTTGTGCTACTGTTACCGATTGTTGTTTCGTTGCTTACGGTAGCTGATGATGCGTCGGAGTTTGCGCCAATCAGGATGTTGTTGATGCCTGTGGTAATGCCAGTTGTTAAAGAAGCACCTGCTTTACGTCCTAAAGCAGTGTTGTTACTGCCAGTTGAGTTGAACAGGAGTGCCTCTACTCCGTAAGCGGTGTTGCTACTGCCAGTGTTGGAGAAAAGTGTTTCACGCCCGTAAGCAACGTTAAAGCTGCCATTAGTGTTGCTACGCAATGCACTGTGTCCGCTAGCAGTGTTGCTACTACCTCCGGTGTTAAAGACAAGTGCGTCTTGCCCAGTAGCGGTGTTGTTTGTGCCACCGGTGTTGTTCTGTAGTGCGCTTCGTCCGTTAGCCGTGTTGCCACCGCCAGTGGTGTTGGCACTGAGTGCGCTATGTCCAATAGCAGTGTTACCAAAGCCACTGGTGTTGGCACGGAGTGCGCTTCGTCCGATAGCCGTGTTAAAAGAACTGGTGTTGTTTAGGAGTGATTCAAAGCCCATAGCGGTGTTGGCTTGACCAGTAGTGTTGTTTGTGAGCGCAAGAGAGCCATAAGCAGTGTTTTGAAAGCCAGTGGTGTTTAATAATCCTGCTTGGTAGCCAACAAAAGTATTGTTAACACCTGTAGTAGCATTTCCAGCTTGATACCCAACAGACGTATTAAACGGTGTAGCGCTTTGTGTATTACCAAACACAGTACCCAACGCAGTCGGTGTTGCCGCCGCACCCGCAGGAGCCGCACCCCATGTAGGACTAACACCTGCACCGCTAGAGATTAATACCTGTCCAGATGTGCCAGCGTTTGATCCGCCGGGTTTTAGGTCGCCCCAAAAACGATTACTTGTAGATGAAGAATTACCAAAGGTGTTTTCGTTGCTGACTGTAGCAGAAGAAGGCGTTGCGTTGTTCCCTACAAAAACATTATTTGTACCTGTAGTTAAAGAAAGCCCTGCTTGATAGCCAATAGCAACATTATTTGACCCTGATGTGAGGTCTTTTAACGCAAGTGTTCCTACTGCTGAATTTTCTATCCCTGTTGTGGACAATCTAAGAGTTCCCCAACCTACTGCAACAACATTGGTTGCCCCTGTTGCTGCGGTCATAGCTTGATAACCAATTGTTACATTACTAGCGTTAACTCCTGTGACAGCGTCTAGAGCATAATTCCCGATTACTACATTTTCCGCCGCAAAGACACTATTTGTAAAAAGGGCGTTGCGACCAATTACAATGTTATTTTCGCCATTGGTTTCAGAATAAAAAGCCTGGTAACCAATAGCAATATTGTCTATTCCAGTTGTGTTGCTTATCCCCGATTGATAACCAAAAAATGTATTGTTAACACCTGTAGTAGCATTTCCAGCTTGATACCCAACAGATGTATTAAATGGCGTAGCACTTTGTGTTCTACCAAAAACAGTACCTAAAGCCGTAGGCGTAGCGGCAGCCCCCGCAGGAGCCGCAGAACTAACCCAAGTTGTACCGTTACTAGTCAGCACGTTACCAGCAGTGCTAGGTGCTACCGTTAAAGGTGCGCTAGTGCCGTTACCAAGCAGGACGTTGTTGGCTGTAAGTGACGACGCCCCTGTGCCTCCAGAAACCACGGGCAGTGTAGCCGCAGTAGCGGGCGTGATCGTCGTGCCATCAACATACATCGAACGTTCTGCGGGGTATGTACAGAACACATCTTTTGTGCCAGCCGCAAAACTAATTGCCGTACCCCCAGAGCTAGACTCTAAAATCGTGTCCCTTGAAAGGGTTGGGCCAGTCGTGCTGTAAGTACCGATACCAACTTCCCAATCACCCGCAGCGCTGTCAACAATAGCGTAGTACGTCGTGTTTGTGTTTCCGATGACGGAGAACGCCTGATAGCCAGACACAGCACCAAGAAGCGTAATTGTCCCCGTGCCAGTGGTTGTGGTGGTTTCTTTAACCCGATCCTTGACGACTAATGCCATAGCACTTCCTTAATTAATTGTGTCGATTAACGACCAATCTGTACCGGTGTCGTTACCAATATTATCCCATATTGTTGCCCCTTGCGCTTGCACAGGCACCCACGTATCTACCCCAAACGTGTTAACAGGTTCCCATAAAAGCCTAGCTAGTATCGCATCAGCAACTGCGGCGCTAACGGCAACAAACACATTTAAGTCACCTCCTGCGGTCGCGGTGTCATCTACGGTAGCAGATTCCAGCACAAAAACAAAGCCGTTTAGCTGAGTATTTAGCACATCAACTGCCACGACTTGCTCAGCTATCAGGACAGAAAGGTCAACCAGTGAAGCCAGCTCGATTTGCCCGCTTGCCGCCTCTTGCACTGCGCGGCTGTAAATAACATCTGACAACGTTAGCGCCGAGACTGTGGTTGTATCGACAAAAGAAGCGTTAACCACACCTGTCTGAGTTACTGTATCAGAACCCTGCGCTAAATTAATAACTGTAAGATTTAAAACACCTGTAGTTGTTACTGTGTCTGTAATAGCTACATCTTCAAGAATACTTCCGATAAATACAACGCGTGAAGCGGGCGTATCAAACACTGTCGCGGTGTCGGCTACAGCAGAAATAAACACTGTCCTAGGCGTTACAGCGTCTTGCGCCCGTGCGGAGTCTATCGCGGCAATGTTTAACACACTGATCGGAGTGACGGTCTCTGCACCAACAGCAACATCCGCAACAGTTCTAACATAGATAGGTAATGCTGAGATATCATCTTGAGCAGCGGCAAGCTCAAATACTGCACCGTCAACAAGCTTTGCACCAATAATTGTATCCGCCGCGATCGCCGCTTCTTGTACAAACGAAGGTACTACCACTGTGGTATTCGCCGTGTCCGCAACGGAAGCAGCCTCATTGACACTAACAAACCCATTGATGATTGTGGACACATCATCGCTTACAGAAACAATCTCCTGAACTGAAGCCAACAAAGTAACAATCGTGTTAACTGCATCTGAAACAACTGCGCTATCTTGTACCAAAGATTGGAACGACACAGTCGCCGTAGAAGTATCCAAACCTGATGCTGTTTCCTGCACTGAGGTTTGTATGGAGATGGTCGAGAAAATTGCATCGTCACCCGTAGCCTGCTCTTGAACAGAGGAAAGGACGTTTACTGTGGCTAACGCAGTGTCTAGGCCAGTAGCAGTATCTTGCACCAAAGCGTTCAGCAAGACAATACTAGACGTTGTGTCTAACGTTGATACCAGTTCTTGTATAGACGAAACAAACGAAACAGCGCTGCTTGCGCTATCCAGTACCGTTCTGCTTTCTACAACATTGGTTGGTAAAATAATTACCGATGCCGCCACGTCCGAGACAGCTACTGTTTCTTGTACAGAAGAAACAACGTTAAACGAACTTACAACAGCATCACTTACTGTAACAGTTTCGTTAACCTGAGAAGTCAAGATCGTATTTGCAGACGCAGCGCCATTTATAGCCACGCTATCTTGTACGAAAGAAAGCAAAGAAGCCTGCCCAATTACCGAATCGACAACGCTAGAAACATCCGATACGTTTGCTTGGAATACAAGAATTGACAACGCAGCGTCACTTACAACAACATTCTCTTGCAACGACGAACTAAAAGCTAGGTTCACATTGACCGCGTCCGAGCCTGTAGCAGAATCCAGTACCGCAGCGTTGACAGATATTGTCGTATCTACTAAGTCAACCCCCACAGCAAGTTCTTGAACACTGCTCACTACGGTTATCGTAGTGGACAAACTATCATCACCCGCAACGGCTTCTTGGGTTACAGAAGCCAGAGAAACCACACCCAAAACAGCGTCGATAGCTGTGGCTGTTTCACTGACGTCGGCGGGCAATACAAACGAGCTCGCCGTCAAATCTAGGCCAGACGCTGTTTCTTGTGTAACAGCCGCGAGGGTAAGCTGCCCAAAAATAACGTCAGAACCGGTTACGAGTTCTTGTATGCTTGCGTTTGTAGTAATTACAGCATTGATTAAATCAGTGACAGAAGCGGTCTCTGCAACTACAACCGTGTATAAATTACCGGCGGTAGCTGAGAATGGAGCGACAGAGAAGCCACTTTCTGCGAACACTTTCTTTAGGCAGCGGTGAGGTCAGACTCGGCAAACCAACGCTCTTGATTGTTGCCGTCAGCGTCAACCCACTCCAGCAGGTAAAAGAACTCACCATCTTCGTCCATCCGCAGCTTAACCACCGGGCCTTCTGGTGTGACTGCACGAAGCTTAACTTCCTGACCTTTGATAAATTTCGTAGCCATTTGTTACTCCTTACGCAGCGTCTAAGCTAAATTGGTAGGTTACGTTGATTGTGTCGCCACTTGCAACGCTACGATCGCCGGGGGACTGGAAGTCAGCGGCTGAGAACAGAACACCTGTGGTGCCGCCCTTGGTGTTGTTGCTAATCAAGAACGCACCACCAACAGTCGTTGTTCCGTTAATGCTATACACAGCAGGGGATCCCGAGTTGCTAATAACCGAAGGATCAGCCGTTGTAGCAGCGGCGAATACAGCCGCAGGACGCGTTGCTTGTGAGTAGGCAGTAACTTCCGTCCAGCCAGCATGAGACGCAGAGGTGTCACCAGCAGCAGGGTTGTTAGACGCAGCAGCGCCATACAAACCGATAAACCAAGTAGCCGTGTAGCCTGAGCCTGTAAAGTACTTATCGTTCATGTCTTTAAGGCCGACGTTTACGACGAGATTAGGACTCTGCGCTTCCCACTTAAGGTTGCCGTCTTTGTCATGGCACTGAACGGTAAACACGCCACCGCCCTTAATGCCTTCGTTAGAACTGTTTTGCTGTACCACCGAAGCACCCAAACGGTCGCCAGCCACTGCTTTGCTATTTAACATTTTAAACTCCTATTGAAGGCGTAAGACCGCCGAAGTGTTGGTGTTAGGAGGAAACTCCACTGTAAAAGTAACCGTTGAAGTTTTATCCGAACCAAAGTCTAGAATACATACTGCTGTGCCGCCCACCTTATAAATCAATGCGCCACGGGCGGTAAGAGCGCTTGACCACGAAACGGTTGCAAACGAAACAAAAGAAACCCCATCAAGCGTCGATACCGTAGGGGTTAACAACTCCCCACCCGCAGTATACCCTGATGCCACAACCTCGCCATCTGCTGTGTAAACCGAAGTATTTCCGTTAAGGGAAGCAGAATTCGTGTACAAAGCTATCTTAAAGATATCAGCACTGAAGTCCACATCTCCGTTAAAGAGTGCGGTCTTGAAGCTATCAGCCGTGAAGTTGCCAGTAAAAGCCATATTAGTTCACCGGGTAGCGTACTTGTGGGGTGCGGTATGCGTCCTGTCGTTCTTTCCCGTCGCCCAATTGCTTAAGCAACGTCATTGTCTCGTTGTACTTCTGCTCATAGTTTGCCACTACATCCGCTTCTTGACGCTGGAAGACAGCCGCTTCCCGAAGAGCACCATATAAAAGAGCGGTATCAAAGTTGTCACCCAGCCATGTAGTTCCTGCTGTAACGATCGACTCTGGGTAGTAAAAATAATGGAGTTCGACGTTGTAATTTGTGTCTGGAGTTGGGCCCAGTATGAAAGATATTTCATTTGTCAGCACCGGAGGATTGTCTGCAGTAGTTGTCGGCCCAAAGATGGCGTAGTATTTAGGTACACCTGTATCTGTTGGGGAAGGGTACGCCTGTCGAATAAAGTTAACATCTTTGTTTAACAGGTACTCATAACTACCACTCGCGCTAATAACGGCTATCGAATACACCGACAAGAAATCCAATGGGGCAGATAGATATTTATTACTGGGTGTGACAGAGCCCGTAACGTTCTTGCGCAGGTATGAAATCTGAACCGAGTTGTAAATGCGTTGCTCTGCGGCCTTAACGAAGACAGGGATATTCGCGATGAACTCCGGTTCCTCGGTCTCAGAGTAGTTGCGGATCGCAGCGGACAGCTCAGCGTAGTTCATATTTACGCCATTGGCCCACGGGCCATTAAGCCCTTAGTCGCTGCACCAGTACCACGGATCTTCATGCCGCTGGTCTTCACATTATCGGCACCGGGGTCGCCCATAGACACGCGGGGCGCGGCTGTCGAACTCATATCCCTAGCGCTAACTGTAT